TGTCCAATCATAACACCTGTTGCAATCTCGGCAGACCCATCGCACTCAGCAAACTCATCCGGATAAGTATAAGCCTCGATAGTAGCTCCGAACTCTTCGGCAGACATAAAATTAAGATACTTGATATCATCAGCGTACATAGGCGTTGGCTCAGCACCGGAAGGACTTTCGGTAACGGATATAAGACCATTCCAGGCAACGCCTTTCGGATAAGTACCTCCGGTTCCTTGTGGATAAAGCACACCCTTTTTAACACCGGTTTCGTAAAAACGTTCTCCGGTTTTATCCCAAACAAGTTTAGACATATTTATATCCTCCTTCAATCAAAAGTATAGAATAAAAACATCATGATTGAGATTGTCCGATTTAAAATGTCGATTAAATCGGCAAGTAGGTAAAGCTACGACCTTATCTACTATCGGACTATCAGGATCCTCATCAATGACGGTTACAGAATATTTTCTTTGAGATAAATAAACCCCGTCGTTTGCAAATGTATTCTCGATATCTTCGAGACCGTAAACAATGGCAGGATATTTCATTTTAACTGACTCAGGGGGTTGAAAATACACATTTCGACTTCCGAGTAATTCCTCTAGCAAAGTCTGTAGTTTAAGCCTACGGGGCATTGTATACACCCCCTATAGTCAATATTAGTCTCGGGTACTGAACTTCAACATTTGTAATCTTCCATTTAGCACCCATAAACTCAACGTAGCGCATCGAATGAAAATTCTCATTGGCAAACGGATCGGCTACAATGCTGATCTCATTTGCAACGTTGATGTTGTCGTTGAGTTGGTCGGTGGTCTGAAGTCTACGAGTATTTCGGACAAGTTCACCGTAATACATTTTCTCGGTAATCTGCTCCTTCCACACTCCTGGCTTTGTTTCCACCGTTTCAGCGTAGCCGATTACTCCGTAAAATTTAGCCATTTTGAAGTCTCTCCTTTGCTAATTAACCTTCAGCTGTATACTCTTTAGACTTCAACGTTGTTAGAACCGCTGTGGATGCAGTCGTAGTGTCCGCCTTCACATATGTCATAGTTCCAACATTAGAAGATATTACATAACTGGTCGGCAAATACTCGGTTGTACCGTCAAGAATTACTACACCCTTAAGAAATAAGTCCCTTAGATCATCTGCTGAGATTTTAACAGTTTTGTCGGGGTCTGCGTATGCATATACGTCATCCGCCTTAACATAAATGTATGTCTTTCTAACGTGCAAATCCTCATATCTTTCATAAACTTTAGACATGTTTGCGTCCTCCTTATCAAATAAATGTTAGTTGGTTAAATAGATTTTTAACCTTGGGCCGCTTGCTCGACTGTGAGTTCCAATGCGATAGCAGAGTAAGGCTTAATCAAAGCACCAGAGCAGCGAGTCTCGATCAGATATTTTTGAGCATTGTAGTCGATATCGAAATCATCGAACATGTTAACAGCTCCACCTTTATCAGCACCAATATTGTAATCGGTCAAGTTGACGATAATACCCATAAGTTTATATGTAGTACCATTGTCGACTCTGCTGAGATTTTCCATTACTGGAACAGTTACGATTTCCTTAACGCGAAGAGCAGTAGCAAGCTTCGAAACAGAATCGTAGATAACTCGTCCAGTGGTATCTTCCATAAGCAGACAATCGGTAAGAACGTCCTCAGTGGTGTACAGGGTTGGTTCGCCGGAACCCTTGTAGTTCTTTCTGGACTTGATAACCGCACGAATAAAAGCCTTAGCCTTCTCGTCAGCTGTGGCAGTAGCAGCAACAGATACAGGAGCCTTAATGGTGTATAGATCAGCATCGGTCCAGATAGGACGAATATTCTGTTCATTAATCTTGTCATCAGAAGAAGCCAAACGACCGTCCCCAACCAGAACAGCTCTGGCGATTTCCTCATCCAACATTACACGCATCTCAGATTTGAGCCAAGCTACAACATCGAAATCCACGATATCCACAACGTCATCACGATCCAGTTTCTGTTTCTTATAGATAGTAGTTGGAGTAGTAGTACGCTTAAGCAGAGAGAAAACTTCATCCTTCTTTAGATTGCCTTTGATATAGCCCTTCGCACGAGCATCTTCCTCTGTGATATCCGCGAAGATAGATTTAATTCTGGAGAACGGAGTGTGGTGTACAGAGTTCATAACCTTCTGAACCCATCCCATATCCCTCTGAATGAACTGAGGGGTATCCGTAACATTCTTTGCATCAGGGAACAAATAGTCAATCTGCTCGATACCATGTGCGAGAACACTGTCTTTAAGACTTCCGTAACGCCTAGCATCGGCAAAGATCGCTTCTATATCGGAATGACTTAGAACATCTTTCTTAACATCTTCCTTGTCAAATACATTATGCTTCATAGTTTTATTTCCTCCTTTAGAATCATCATTATCGTTGTTATCTTCGGACTCTTCTTTTTCTTCAAGAGCCTGTCCGATCATTGCATAAACTACCGTTTTCTGTTTTTCGGTAAGAGTGTTGAAGACGTCGGCAACGGTTTCCTCGTCTTCAGATTTTTC